GAATGCGCTGCGTAATTCATTCAGCCGCTTCATGATGGCATCCATTCGGCTGTCTACTTCTTCGGTTCCTTGTTCCAGTTCGCCCATATCGAACTGATCAGATTCGTATCCACCACCACCGCTTCCTCCGGATCCTGAACCACCACCGGAAGAATCATTGGAGCTTACCACATTCAGTTCGTCAAACTTCGCGAGCCCGAAGGCCTGTTTTGCCTTTTTCGCCGCACCTGCAGCTTTGTTCATACCGGACGCGGCATCCCCTGCTGAATCCGCAACAGCTCCCATATCGGCAGCTACCGTAGATGCTCCGCCGCCGGAACCTTTATTCCCAGTTATGAACTCCGTGAAGGCTTTGAACGCATTGGCCAGACTCATCAGTTTACCGATGATTGTGTTGATCACTTTAATCACCGGAGACAGCACGTTAATAAGCCCCTGGCCGATCGTGGCCTTTAAGCTATCAAACTGCAGCTGCAGGATGCGGACCTGATTCGCCCAACCGTCAGATGTTCTGGAAAAGTCCCCCGCCGCAGATGTTAGCTGACTTTGCACAAACTGATACCGAAGGGCAACTTTTTCCATTTCCGACATATTTGCCGTGGTCTTGCCGAAACCGTTTGCCAGAGCGTAGCTGTCAAGAGCCGTCTGTGTCATGACAATGCCCAGGTCTTTCAGGCTCTCTGTCTCGCCCGTAAACACAGATTTTAACTTCGTGTATGCCTCATCCTGGTTGATGTTGTAAAACGATGCTACATCACCTGACAATCCGGTCAGTGTCGTGGACATATCATAAGCGGCTTTTTCATTAAATCCGAATGCCTTTGCCATTGCGCCGAACGTACCAGTAAAGCGCTTGCTCATCGTTTCCGACAAGCCGAACTGCGTAGCAGCATTCTTCGCAAACTGATCAATCTGCTTGCTCATGTGTGGGAATGTTACATCCACCACGTTCTGGACCTCAGAGAGATCAGAACCAAGCTCAATGCAGGATTTACCGAAATCAACTAATTTCTTTACGGCAAAAGCAGCCGCCAGGGCTTTTCCGGCTTTCGCGGCAAGGTTCTGGATGCCGGACATCTGCTTTTCAAAATCACTTTTATTTACGACCAGATCAAGACCAATCTGGCCTACGCTATCCGCTGCCATATATGTCACCTGCCCTTTTATAAGACAGGCACATCGGCACAGCGTCTTAGATTCTTAATTCAAAGATTCGTCTGCAATCTTTATTTTTACATTTAAAAAAGACGCCGTTGCATTTGGCGTCTTCCGATTGGTTCGCATTGACCGGATGCCCGCAGTATGGGCACCGGACCTTTTTCTGCTTTATCTTCTCAATTTCAACCACCTCCCGCCATAGCAGCTATCATGCGCTCCAGAGCTGCCATCTGCTTGTCGTAGTCCTCTTCTGACATACTGCTTGCACTGCGGCTTCTCCATTCATCATAAATCTTTTTCTGGTCCTGGTTGAAATGCTTGATGATATCCTTATCCGTTTCCGATCGTATTGCCACAATTCGCCCGAGGGCGGTGTCCGGGGCGAGTCCAGATAGCAACGCCTTGAACTCATCCCAGGATACCGTCTCAAATTCTTTTGTGCGGATTCGCAGCCCGTACTGTGATAAAAAGCTGGACACGATCAGGTCCCAGTCTTCGAATAGATCATAGTACGGGTCAGTGCTCTCCCTGGCTGTTTGCCTCGCCGGTTACCAGCGCCATAGCTTCCTGGATAATGATCATCCAATCGGAAATACTCGGTTTAAGCTTATCAATTTCCGTTCGTGACTTCTCAGGGAAGATCAGCTGATACATCGCGGACACCGCTTCCATGTCATTGACATTTTCCTTCTGCATGAAGTTCATAACCTTCAGTACAGTCGGGGCATCGGCGTTTACCTCCAGCTTCTTCCCTTTGACAACCAGAGTCGGATTCCCGTCAAAACTCAGTTTATCGGTAATATCTACTACTTTTCCCATAATCATGTCCTCCTCTTAATTTACGCTGCTTCTGCTGTAGTGAAAGTCGGCTTGCCGTAACAAGTCACCTCAAACTCCAGGGTATCGATGTTGGTGGTATCTCCACCGCCGGGAGTCGTGACATTCACCACAACATCGCAGGCCAGCTTTGCACCAGAAACCATTTCCCACTCAAACTTGGTCATAACATCCTGACCAAACTTCCATGCCAGGCCTGCGATATAATCGTTGCCCTTATCGCCAACCGAACGTTTGCCCTTGAAAGAAAAGCTCAATTTCTTTCCGGTCATTGCCGATTTGGCCCAGCCCTCTGCATCCATCGCATACCACTCTTCTGTGGTTCCATCAATGGTCGGTGAAAAATTTTCCAGATCTGCCGGCATTACCATGTCGCCGTCAACACTGGAAAGGCCCTTAGTGCCGAACTTGAATTTATTGTTGTGTACCGGGTACACTTTTCCTGTTGCTTCGGACATATTCCGTTCCTCACTTTCTCTGATAAATAAAATCCAACCAGATTACATATTCAAATACTCCGCCATCATCTGTTCCAACGTCCTGCGGTTCAGGTACCATCAGGCGGATGCAATGAATGTGGGTATCTCCTATGTCCAGGCTGGACAGGTTTCTAATTTTCTCAAAAAGATCATACGCTGCAGCTTCACTTTCTTCTTTGTCACTATTCCAATGCACCAGAAGAGAAACCGGCTTGGTATCATAGGTGGTATATTCCAGGCCACCCAATGCGATGTAAGGCGGCCCTGATCCGCCCCGGCCATACACGCCGATAGATTTCTGCTGCTTATTATCCAGCTTTCCGATATAGACGCGATTGTCTGCAGCAATGCCAAGAGATGCGATCCATCCACGGATGTCTGCAATTTTTAGCATCACACACCACCTGCTTTCTTATAAAATTGCTTGAATGCTTTTGGTGCAAAGTCAGCCTTCTGACCTCCAGGCATCCAATCCTCGTACCACATGCCCTTCGCATTCGGATTTTCTTTCGTCTGGAAATTGTATTCCGGATGATAATATAACCGACGGGCATAGGGTGTGCTGGAAACCAGCGTTATCTTGCCGTTCTTGGATTTACCGTAATCCACAAAGGTGCTTTCATTTTGCAGATTACCCGTATCAAACGGAAATACCTGGGCCTGCTGCGTTTCTTCATGCAATAGTTCGCC